GTCCAGCCCTGCCCATCCAGATACACCACACCGGATTGTGCAGGCAGCGACACTTGATAAAGCTCCACCGCAGTCGTGCCGTCAGTATGCAGCACCGTGATTTTGTTTGCCGCGCTTGCGCTGTCGTTCCAGATACTGAGGAATTTCACGTTCCGCTGCGTGGATGACGCAGGCGATAAAACAACATCTGTCGTGGTATCGGTGGAAATCGCGGTATTCAGCCGCCCCGGCGTAACCGTGGTGCCATTCAAATCCACATAGGACGCCTGAACGCGAATATCCCCCGCCGTATCCGTGACAAGGCGGATTTTATCCGAGGTGGAGGTGAGGAGGATCATGCGCTACGCCGCGTGGGTGATGGTTGCGGAAGTGACCTGCACCGGGTCACTGAGCGCCACCGTGGTTGTGTTGACGATAACGTCGGCGCTGGACGTGCCGACCGTCAAGCCGGTCACGATGTCCGTGCCGCCGGTGCCAGTGCGGATGCGCGCGGCAGCCGCTGTGCCTGCAGCAGACGCCGTGGTGTTCTTCGGAAACCCGCTGAACGTCAGGACGCCGCCAGACGCGGTGCCGGCAGGATTGTCTAGCGTGACCGAGAACAAGACGGTCCCCATGCCAGACGTGCCCACTTCCAGCACCCCCGCAGAACCAATCTGGGTGACGACCGCTTCAAGCCGGGCGTTTTTGACGGCGGTGGTGTAAACGACAGCCATTAGCCACCTCTTAAGGATAAACAAGAGTGATGCCGGAACCAACCACATTTGTCCCAGTATCAATCAAGATGTTTGTGGCCGAAGCGTTTTTGAACACGGCAGCGGGCGTTGTTGCTGCAAGGTTTAAATCCAAAAACGCATTTCCTGTGATGACGCCGTTTGCCGTTGTAGCAGAAAGAAAAATCAGATACCTGTATTCATTAGTAGAAAACAGGTTTCCAGTGATAGAAAAGCCCGTGACACTATTGTCAAACTGAATCCCGTAGATATTCGTTGAAGTCGTAGTTGTTCCGACATCTTTAAATACGTTGTTCGATATAATTAATTGAGAGCAGTAACTAACTTGGATGGCAGCAGCGCCGATTTGCTCAAAAGAGCAATTCGTTACCCTAATGTTTTTATCGTAGTTATCAAGGCTCCATACACCCAGCCGCGCGTCTTTAATCACGCAGTTTGTAATGTTGGTAAAGTCAACGCCTTCTATAGTTAGTGCGTAGGATGTCGCGTCAGGTGTTGGCGCGGGTTTGGAAATTGAGCAGCCGTCCACCAAAACATAGTCCGTTGTGCGGCACCGCATATACCTATGGTGCTTAAAATTGCTATTTCTAACCTGGATTTCACCACAAACTTGAAAATACAAAAACTCGCGCGTTTGCGCTACGTTGTCCGAATAAAGATTGATGTTTGAAAACAAGCCTTTCTTGATGCCAGTTACGGCGAAAACCAGCCCCGTTGAATGCGAGTTAGCATTCATATCCAAGTTGTCTATCTGCACTGTGGCGTTGTAATCAAACCCATTCCAAACCGGCGAACCGTTTACGCCAGAGCTGATGCAATCGACTGACAACCCGCCCGCTCCGGTAAGAAACGAATTTTCTAGCGAGTAATGAAAAGCATTTGTTTGGCTTACATTTTGCGCGTAGGTATAGCCATAATCCCCAAGAAAAAAATTATACCCAAGAGTTGTGGTGTCAGAAAAACAGTTTTCGATAACCGCCCTCCCAGCCGAGGTAATTGTGAACCCACGTCCAGGCTTATTAAACCCGGTTTTTTGATATATCTTGCAGTTGCGGATTGTGAGGTTGTTTGCATGCCAAGTTTTTGTCGGTAGGTTTGGCCAGGTGTCTGAACTCCAATGGCATGTGATTGCGTAGTTTGTAGTGCCGGTTACAGACACGCCATCAATGGCAGTATCCTCAACCCACCCAGCAAAATACACGCCTTTGACATTTAACGCGCCAGATATGTTGATCTCAATGCTGCCGCGCGCAAAACAGAATTGCGTGATTGTTGGCGCCGGGTCATTGCTGTCATTGCCAAATTGGATGCAGCTATTACGCGCGCCGTCTGTAGCAGAGACAGAGGTGGCAGACGCGTTGATGATGAAATTGCCGACTACGCCGCTGTTAATAGCTTTCCTGAAATAAAAACCGCGCCCGTTTTCGCCAGAACAATCCATGGTGAAAACGGTTCCGCCCGCAACATTGAGCGTTGTGTTGCTGCCAAAAACAACCTGCCCGACGATCTTATATGTTCCGTTCGGAACATAGATGTTCCCGCCAATATTTGCAGCAGATTGAAAAGCGGCAGTGTCGTTGGTGACGCCATCGCCAACGGCGCCAAAATCCATGACCGACACGTATTCGCGCAATTTGGCCTGCACGGTAGTGGCGACGGCGCTTAGCCCTGCCGGGTCGTATGTGACCGCGCTGGCGTTGGTGGCGATACCCGTGCCGTTGATGCCTGTGATGTTATCGTAAGTGGCAATCAAAACGCCGGCGCTGGACTCCAAAACAAACTTGTAGTTTAGCCCGGCGGTAATCCAAATCTCGCCGTTTGGGACTCGCCCAGCCGAGTTAAGAACAATCGGGTTGGTGTGCGCGGTGTCGCCCGCCGCCGTGGTGTAGGTAGTTTGCGGCGTGGTGGTGCCGGCTGCGTAAGAGTATAATTTGCCGCCGGACAGCGGATCGCCGTTAGCGTCAAAAAATTGCGCGCCTGCGCCGCCCAAAGCGGAAAGGTTGACTGTCATACGTGCCTCCTACGCCAAGAATTTCAGTTTATACAACGTTGACAGGTACAAGCCAACAATTTCATCGATGATGTTTTGCAACGCTGTGTCCGATTTGTCGCACACTTTGTAGCGCTCGCTTTCGATTTCCTTGAGGCTGTCCTCAAGAAATTCGACGATATTTGAGGTTTTTCGGGCGGAATGCAGCGAAATCGGCCCTATCAGCCCGTGTCGGCCCTGGTACGCCTCGGCAAACTTGTCCGCGAGGTCAATAATGCCGTCGTAAAAGCCGTTCAGGGCGTTGTGCTTGGCAAAACTGCGGGTGTTGAGATGGACTGAATGGGCCACATCGCGGGCCAAGAACAGGCACCCTACAAATTCGGCGCAACTCATTGCATTGGCCCTCCTGGCGGCATTTCAGGCTGCATTTCGGGCATTTGCCGCGGTGCCGGGGTGCCGGGGCCGACCAGATCGCCGGTGTCCATGGCCGCCGCAATGGTGCCCATTACGATGTCTTGGATTTGCTCGGGCGTCATGCCGGCCTGAACCGCGGAAATGCGCTTGGTTTCGGCGTCGTAGGCCTTGATTTGCACTTCCTGCGCCTCGATGGATTGTTCGACGCGCTGCAACATGCCGACGACTTGGTTCAGTTCCTTGGTCAGCGCCTCAATCTGCATCTTGGCCATCTGCATTTCGGGCGATTGATCCTCGCCTTCCATGACTTTCGGGTCAATAATCTTAGCAAACCGCGCCGCCATCTCCTGCGCGCCCGGCCAGTCCATGTTCTTGATGAACAGGTCGCCGGCAACCGACCAAAGCTGCGGGTTGGATTGCAACAGCATGGACATGGCGTCCAAGGCTTCTTGACGCTTGGTCATGTAGCCTGGTCCGGTGGTCACGCACACGTCGTAAATGCCGACTGACGGGTTGTAAATCTTGTCGATCACCAGCCCGTTTTCGTCGCGAATTTCTTTCACCGGCTCCGGCTGGCTCGGATTGATCCGCACCATGCCCACTTCGCCGTCCAACCCCACGATGCGCGCCACGCGCGCGGTGTCGTAAATCTTGGGGATCATATCCACAAGCTGCCGGGTGACGTAGCGCACCGCGCGGGACAGGTTGTCAACGTAATGGTAGGTGCCCGTATCGCCCTGCTTCTCGCGCGCAAGAATCGCCCGGCCCGACCGCTCGTTGCTCTGCGCCCCTAAGCTGCTGTCATACTGGCCAGTAGTGCCCTTGATGTCGTCAGCAGCGCCCAATTTGGCCTGTATAAGCCCTGTCTGGGGCAGCGGCGGTGCTGCGCGCTGCGGCAGCGGCAAAGGGCTTCCAGCGCCGTCTGTAACGTCTGGATTGACCTCCAAATACGGCCAGTTGTTCGTGTTGGCCGTCTTCCACTGCATCTCGTAGCCTTCAAACTGGCCGCCATAGCCAATGAAGGGTGCCTTGGGGGCCAGAGCCAGCATTTCGGCTTCCTGGCTGACCCAGTAGTTGTACATGCGCTGGGCGTCCTTGGCGTTCCGCACAAGGCCAGACACATAAAGCTGGCCGTCCACCTCAAATTCATTGCCGACCACCCGCACGACCGGGATGTATTTGCCAGCCCAATCGCGTTCTTCCAGCACCTCAAACCCGTTGGTCTTGATCCACTTGACCTTCTTGCGGTCTACCGGGCGGCTACGCAGCGGCTTGCCAAACATCAGCTTCAGTTGCTTGTCCTGCGGCGAGCCGGAATAAGCCGTGATGTTGTCAGGGTAGAGATTCAGCGTCGCTTTTTCGTGGGTGTAGTAGAAGTATTCGGCGATACGTACCATGTCTTCCGAGAGCCATTGAGAAAGGCTCTGGTCGCCCACGCCTTGCGACATGAGGCTAGAAACCGGCGAAGCATCTGGAAACATGCGCTCATAGTCGGCCTTGCTCACGTCTTCGGTGATAAAGCACCACTCGGCGTCCGCGCCGCAGGGGTCTTGAATGGTCGGGTCCATGTAGACCGAAAACGAGTTCCGCACCCGCCCGATCTTGATGTCCTGGTCGAAGCTGTCCTCGCGGGCGTACTCCGTCAGGATGCGGATATAGCCTTCGCCGTAGGTTACCTGGTTGTCGCAGGCCGTGTCGTAGGCCACGTCGGCGTCCGAGATATACTCGATGTGCCGCACCATGCCGTCAAATATCTCGGCCACGCGCACGTCCGCGCGGTCGTCGGCCGGGATCACCTTGCCGGTCGGCCGGTTCTGCCGCTGTTCGTTGGTCACCTGGCGCACATGCTGCGGCAGCTTGTTGATCGTCAGGCACGGCCGCGCGTTGATCGTCTGGCCCTGCACAGACCCGCGCGTCGCCAACACGTCCGCCGGCCACTGCCACTGGTTGTCGGGCGACCCGGCCATGAACCGCAGGTCGTCCAGTTCGTCCTCGCGGCTGTCCGAATAGGCCGATAGCGCCAGCGTGTAGCGGCGGCGCATGACGGACAGACGGTCCTTGTCGTCGGCGTCCGCTACCCGTCCCGCAGCGTCTACGTCGTTGGCCATTACTTGCCTTTCTTAGCCGCCGCGCGCTTGGTTGCGTACGCAATGGCGACAGCCTGTTTTGCCGGCTTGCCGGCAGAAATTTCAGCCTTCACGTTCTTGCGGAAGGCGTCCTTGGAGGTGGACTTCACCAGCGGCATCAGGCACCCATCCATGAGTTGAGGGCAGCGCCAGGAGCATACCCGCGCCGCGGGGCGCGGTCAACATATTCTCGATGGGCTACCGGGAACGCAAACGTCACCGCGATGGCGTCCGCCGCGTCGGGCGAGGCCAGCCCGCGCGACTTCATATCCTTCTTGCTTTCTAGGAAAATCGTCCCCTTGCTGTCGGGCTTCATCATCGGCCCGGTCAGGTCGTTCTTGAGGTAGCGGTCCAGCGGTATGGAAGCGTCCTTCAGCCAGGTCCGCATCTCGCCCCACATCTCGGCCCGCTTGTTGCCCCACATGATCGGGTTCTTCGACTTGTTCCCGAAGTTGACCCCCTTGATCTTGTACCGCTGCTCCTTCAGCCGGTCCACGATCCCCGCGCCCAGCCCGCCCTCGTCGATCACCACCAGCGCCGGCTTGTACGTCTCGATAGCGTCGATGACGTGCCCCACCACCGTCATGGTGTCGTCGCCCTTGTGGCGCTTGATCGCCACGATGTCGCGCCCCTGCCGGATGGCGATGACGGTCGAGTCGCTGCCGAACCGCGCCGGGTCCACGCCAATGATGATGGGCGCCGACGGGTCCTTGTGCTGCGGTCGCCGCATGGCGTCGTCCACTAGGCTTGCGCCGATAAACTGGTCGTCGGATGCGTTGGGGAACTGACCGTACACCTCGACGTGGGCCTGGGTGCTGTCGGGACCGTACTCGTCGATGATCTGCTGGTAGACCTGCTTGTCCGTATGCTCGACCGTGCGCGCGTCCACGATCTTGGTGTCCCAAAAGTCGCGCTTGGAGTGAAAGCACTCGTAGAAGTAGCCGCTGTTGCGCCGCGGGTTGCTGAACGCCAACCAGAAGCGGTGCGGCGTGTTCTCCGTGAAGAACCCCGCCGCGACCGACCAGATGCTGTCGTCAATACCGCTGGCCTCGTCAAACACCAGCATGACCCCAGCGAAGTTGTGGACGCCCGCGTAGGCGTCAGGGTTCTCCGCCGACCACAGCCGCCCCTCAACACCCCAATACCGGGTGCCCATCTTGAGGTCGCGCTCCACCAGTTCCGTCAACCACTTGGCCGGCATCAGCCGCGTGGCGCTGACCTCGAACCAGTGGCTGTTGAGCGCCATACTGAGCCACTTGGTGATTTCCGCCCATGTGATCGACCGAAGCTGCGCCTCGGAGTTGGCAGACACGATGGTTGTGCTGCCAATCCGCGTGGTCAGCATCCAGATGACCAGCCAGGATACAAGCGCCGACTTGCCGATCCCGCGGCCGGATGAGGTCGCCATCCTGAGCGTGTCAAAGTCAACCTTGCCGTTGTTCTGCTTCACATGGTCGGCGATGCGCTGCAGCACCTCGCGCTGCCACTTGCGCGGACCGTCGAACTTCTCCAACGGCGTCCCCGGCTGACCCCACGGAAACACGAACATTACGAATTTGAAAGGGTCGTCCTTGATGGCCGGCGTCCACAACCGGCTCATCAACTCCATCTCGTCGTCGGCGCTATACCGTGTGGTCTGCATCTGCTGCCTGTTCGATTACGCGCGGGTCTGGTTGGGCAACCTCGGCCACCCCTTCGATGACGCGCCGCTGGGCCTCTTGCAGCGCAGACGTGATGGAGATGGTCTGGTTGACCTCGACCGACACGGCCTGCTTGGCGACCCAGCCGTGGACGTGCTTCAGCACATCCAGCGCGGCCTTGGCGTCGCCGGCGCGGGCGGCGTCATGCAGCACCTTGGACATTTCCATCTCGCCGTCAGCCCGGCCCTTCTCCGCGGCCAGCGCCGCCAGCGGGTCGAACTCGCACAGCGCGCGGTATTCAGCCGGCGTCATGCCGGAGGCGAGCGCCAACGTCTCACCACGCAATCCGTTACGCGCGGCGTGATAGATGGCTTCAAGCCGGGCCTCGGTAGCCTGCAACTTGCGCGGCTCATAGGGGAGCGAAAAGACTGCCATAGATTTTGTATAGCATGCCTGGCTGGGTTTGCAAAAAATAAAAAAGTTTTTGCGGACCCTCCGTGACCGTGAC